ATATGTGGACTTCCAACTGGTTTGCGCATTTTAGTAAATGACATGAAACCAGACGGCACAAAAACAGCTAAGTCTTATAATTTAGAAAGAGATGCGGGGATTAATTTATAATATTAGTCGTAAACTATTAAGGATTTTCGCAAAAGCAACAACCCGCCACAGCTTGTTCGACTGTTGAGCCAGATCCAACAAGAAAATTAATACACCCCTGATAATCATCTCCTTGACCATACCATGGAGCATTAGGATCGTCATAAGCATACCTTTGACCGACATCACATGTGTTGGCACACGGACTTTTTGCATTTAATACGCTAAATATTGGTTCGTTCATAAAATTATATATTATAAAAAAATATAATTTTTTAATTTGACTTTTGATGATTTGTCATGCAAATGTTAAACTAAGACTTGCTGGATAATTAGCATCACAACCCACACAATTTCTATAGATATCCAATGCATCGCTGTTGTTTGATATCCCAGCCAGAGACCATCCGGAAGTTGGAAAACTGCCTTGCGTTCCGCTTGCCGTTGCTAAGACACCACTGTCACAACCAGTCTTAACCAAAAGCCATTTTTCCTCTGAACTTCCTCCATTACAATAATAATCTAGGTTATGAATGAACAACCATTCACCTTTAATATATCCTGGACCGGGCAGCGGGAAGTTTCCTTCTCCAGAATCAGCAGTATAGACATAGGCACCATTAGGGTCTCCCGCTTGGAATATACTACCTACTGTGGAACAAAAACAATTAGCACAACCTGCATAATTATAATAATTTTCCATATCACATCCAGGTGCTGGAAAATTAGATAAGGTAAATGATGCTGGTAACTTGCCTGTTAAAACACTAAATATTGGTTCGTTATTTTCACTCATAAAATTATATATTAAAAAAAAAAAAAAATAAATAATTTTTCCAATTTGACTTTTGCCCTTAATTATTTAATTAATTGATTGACATTGTAAGGGATGCGTTACTAATGTTTCCATTAATCCCGGTACTCAATACCGTTATCGTAGGTGGTGGCACTTGATTTATAGTGTGTTGCGATGGAGTGCCTGCCGTTGTTCTAAACGGTAGTCCTCAGTGAAGAAAACTACGATTGGGCAAGGCTTTTTAAGCAGTGATGGGCAAATTTTTTCCTTCAAGCAAAAACAATGCTATGCCTATACATCGATGTCTTATTTGTTAGCTGGTCGGGAATGCGGCGGCCGGCGGCGTGAAAGTGGTGCCATCGGGGTAGCGACACGCGAGTGTTATGCGCACGTCATCAATATATCGCACCATGGAAGTAAATGATGACGCTCCAATCCGCACTTCTTCATTATTGCCATGAAAAGTACCAGCCACTGTCGCAGAGCCAATCTGAATACCATCAACATATAGACGCAATACATTGGCGGCATCTCTGCATACGGCAATATGGTGCCATGTTGCTGCTGCAATGGCATTGTTTGCTGTTATGCGAGTGTATCCGTCAGTTTCAATGTATATGGTGGCTCCCACGTGTCTGATGCTAATGTTATAGTTTTCACCGGACAAGTCGCTTTGCTGAAAAAAAGTCGCGTCTGCATAGCCTGAGATTGATTCCGTCCGGTACCACATTTCAATGGTGAATTGGCCAGTAAACTCAAAAGCATTCGCTGGGCCAGATACGGAGATTCTGTTGCGAACATAATAATTTTGCAAAACTTCGCTCAGCCGCACCGCAGACCCGAACTTCGCCACTCCGGATTGTTGTACGGCACGGTCTGTGTAATCCTGCTGATAAAGCGTAACAGACTTTGGCGAAGAACTGACATCAACTATGGTTTGATCTGTGCCATCAAGCGGCAGTAGAAGAATTACGCTACTCCACAGGGGATCACCCTTGCCCGTCAATACGCTAAAAATTGGTTCGTTCATAATAATTATATATATTAATATTTTAAAATATTTTATACAATGTGTGCTGTTAAAGTTACATTATCTGTACCTCCGTCATCGCCACCATCTTTCCAATATATTAGAACCAAATATTCTCCACTAACAACAGAAATAGAACCTGATAAAGCAGATTCTCCAGAGCCTTGCCTAATTTCAATCCAACCATTAGGCCTTGATTGTTGGTAAAAGTGTTGAAATGGAGGTGTGGATCCCTTCCACAACAAACCATAATCATATCCACTTTCGCTACTTGGATCTAATGTATAATTAAGAGTTCCTGTTTGTGCTATTAAGATCCAAAGCCTATTATCATTAGAATGATTACCTCCAACTGTTGCGACTAGTATTGAGTGGAAAGGCATCAATGAGTTTTGCTGGATTTTATTTTACAGTTGGCGGTGTTGCTAGTAGCGAATACACCGTAACAGGCAGCGGCATACACTGAAAATTGGTTCACTCATATTGTTTAATCCTTTGTTTTGGTTGTCTTCTTAAACTCGTTTAGTTGGTCAAGAATGCCGCAGTAGGTGGTGTGAAAGTGGTGCCGTCGGGATAACGGCAGGAGCGCGTGTAGCGCAGATCGTCAACACCCATTCGTGCGCTAGTGCCGTCGCTAAAGCTGCCGACAATCAGCCAGCCGTCGGGGATATTCCTAGAGTCGGAGAGTGTGCCAGTCTGAATTCCATTGGAATAGACGCGAAGCGTCCCGCCTTGTCGCACCGCAGCAAGATGATGCCACGATCCACTGGCAACTGTGATATCACCCCCAATTGGAGTAGATGTATAGGCAACGGAAGTGATTCCGACCGTTAGCCCAAGCCCTGACTTAGCCAGAATTGTTAGATGCGGCCCTTCTCCATACTGATGCCCAAGTAGCAGAATTCGATGATACTGCCCGCCGAACCCAAACCCATCTGCAAAAGACTGCCCGCGCAGCCAAAACTCCACCGTAAAGTCGCCGGTGCCAGGAGCAGGCACGGCATATTTTAACCCCAGGCCTTGGCCGGCGTAAGTATTACCCGACACTTCTCCGTACGAAGCATACGACCCAAACTTGCCTGTCGCAGCTATGTTTGGCGCAACATCGTGGGGTATCGGAACGATCCCGGACTTCACATCGATCGTGTTGGTGTCGAACGGCACGAGCAGGCCGACGCTGCTCCACAATGGATCGCCCTTGCCCGTTAATACACTGAAAATTGGTTCACTCATATTGTTTCCTCTATAATTTAGTATATATTACTTTGGCAATGCTGCGGTCGGTGGTGTAAATGAAGAACCATCAGGATAACGACAAGCAAATGTCACTCTGTAATCATCAACATAGCGAAGAGCGTTCGTGGAAGCAGAAGTTGTTACTTGAAGAAGTATCCGAACAAATCCTGAGTTAACACCATCCCAAGAACCACTACTCGTGGCAGTGCCGACCTGTTGTCCGTCTATATAAAGTCTCAGCAGATCCCCGGCATCGCGAACCAAGGCCACATGAACCCAAGTGTTTGCAGATAAAACGCTGCCTGAATTTATCAAAAGAGATCCGGCATTGTCTGAAACTTTAATCGCCGGCCCATCTTGCCATAATCTGATATTTCGTAGATAACCAGAAAATTGAGTAAAAAGATAGCACTGAGATGTTGAGACTTGGGCCGTTTGAAACCAACATTCTATGGTGAATAACGAAGGCAGAATAAAACCAGTAGTTTGACAATACCCACCGCCATAACCAGCTTCTGCATCTACTTCTAGGGCTTGTCCAAATTTTGTGACAGATCCTTGGGTTCTTGCTATTTCCACAAATTCTCCATCACCTAGATTAATAATAGCATTTAGACTTAACGAGCTTTCATAAGGGCTAAAGTCTTGTGCGGTGGTGCCTATCCCGTCAAATGGAATAAGTAGACGAACATCTCCATAAAGCGGATCAGAAACGGGAGACGCATACGCAGACAAATTAGAAACTTTGACATTGTTTCCTCCGAATCGTATCACATCTCCTGCTCGGAATTTTATGTTTACAGAAAAAGAAGGAGTTGAGCCAAATTCGGGCGCTTCTATTGAATGTTTGGTTACGCCATTTTCTTGTATTTGTAGTGATTGCGAACTATCGCCACACCACACCTCTACATCCGTACCGGATATGCTAAATACCCCAGCATCCAATGTGGTGAATGTTGTCATCCACTCGCTATTTTGATTAGGACCAGAACCACATGCTCCAAGTGGACCAGCTAAAGTCCAAGGAGACTCGGCAGTCCCGTATCCAGCATAGTCCGTATGCCTACCGCTGGTTATTTCTATTAGATTAGAAGGTTTTCCTGTCAATACGCTAAAAATCGGTTCATTACTCATATTGTTTCCTCTATAATTTAGTATATATTAAATTATCATTTCTATATTGTTCCTTAATTAATTCGATTTGGCCACCAGTAAGAACTGGCTTATTAATTTCTTGATTCATCTGTGGAACTGGAGTGGGTAAGCCCAAAAATTCTGCACAAAGATTTATTTCTTCTGGGAACTTAAAATGAGTTACACCTTCTGCAAGAAGGCCCATATCTTCTAAACTCCAAAAATGAACATCATATTCTTTTAATTTTAGACCTTCTTCCACTGTTACACCCTGTCTAGCACATGCTGAACGAAATCTATCCACTGGGTTTCTTACTAGGCAACATAAGTCCGAAATATCTGTTTCTACTAAAGGAGACCCGATAGAGTCGCCGGTAGCGTTAATCGGGTGCCAACGCTCTCTGTTTGGATTTCTTAAATTTTCTGGCAATGCTTGCCAAATTATACTGTAGCTTCCACTACGAGCAACTAAGGCAAATTTTTTCCCGTTTGGTAAAGTTATCTTGGCACCTTTCATCTTAACCTCTATAATGGATTCGCCAATACATAGGCGGTATCAGATACAGCTCCATAATTTCCATCTGTTTTCAATCTAATTTGGTACGTTCCTGATTTTAGCACTATAGTTTGATTGTAATTGCCCGGACTAACTAAAGTGTTGTTGTAATAATAGCCATCTTTGTACAAAGTCCAATTGTTTGCTGTGTTGCCATTTAAAGACAAAGATCTGAGCGGTCTTCTATCGACATATAAAACTGATGCTTGATAATGTTGAGTGCCTACACTTGCGTAAAAAGTAACATCAGAATCTTGTAATAAATCGAATGTTAAGTATCCTTCTGAAGTATTAGAATATATGCGATAATCAATGCGATTTAATGATTCACTATATGTAAGGCCAGAAACTTCTGATGTAAACAACCATCCAGGAATTTCTCGTTGAAGTATAGATTGCGGAGTATAAGTAGGAAATGTTCGATATGATTGAGCCGTGATTCTTGTGCCTGAATAAGAGATAGTTCTAGACGCAAACCCAAATCGATTAATAGAGGCGTAGTATTTTCCGGGACTTAACGACTGCCCAGCAGAATAAGTATAATAACCATCTTTATCGAGTGTGCCTCCGCCAAGATTCGTTGGAGAGGCTAATATGCTAAACATATTTGAAGATTGAGACAAAGTACCCGAACCTTCTAATGATAACACAACTGTAGTTGCAAATCCAGAAATTGAGGTGCTATTGCCGTTACTGTACACAGTAATTAAATTATCATTTGAATTAATTGCGTATGGATTGCTTTCTCTGCCTGTTGATGTGCTGATAAAATCTAGAGCGGAAGGTTTTCCTGTCAATACGCTAAAAATTGGTTCATTACTCATGTTGTTTCCTCCAATTATTATAAATTGCAAAAAATATAAAATAATTGTTAAATTTTTAATAATTTTTCCAATTTGACTTTTGCTTATTTTTTGGTAAACTCTCTTCATGAAAATTAAATTATTAGATAAAAATGCAAAAATTCCATTTAGAGCAAATAAAAAAGATGCAGGAGCAGATCTTTGTTCAATAGAAGATTGTAAAATTGAGCCTTTAGAACGAAAAGCAGTCAGCACAGGAATTGCTGTAAAGATCCCAGACGGCTATTACGGTAGAATAGCTCCAAGATCTGGCTTGGCTTATAAAAATGGCATAGATGTACTCGCAGGCGTTATAGACAGCGATTACACCGGCGAAATAAAAGTAATATTATTTAATACTGATAAAGAACAAAGTTTTGAAATAAATAAAGGTGATAGAATTGCTCAATTAATAATTGAAGATCATTTTAATTTTGATTTTGAAGTTGTTGAAGAGTTGGTTGATACCGAAAGAGGCAGCGGAGGATTCGGGTCTACAGGAGTAAGGTGAAGTGGGCAAAATTGTTATTAGGCTTAAATCAAAAGAAAAAATTAAGTCAAAACAAAAAAACAAACATGTAAATCCTTGTCCAATATGCAATCAACACATGGATTTGTGCGTTACTTCTCATAAAAATAAGCCTTTTGTTGATAATAAAAATTATTCAAAAATGTGTTTTACTTGTTATTCTACTCCTAAAATTTTACAACAAAAGTATAATGAAAATGGATATATAATTGAGCAAGTAGATTTACCTTACGATAAGAAAAATTTACACACGCCTGAAGAACTTTTACACGAAGGATCTGCTGATTCTTTGGAACAAGCTAAAAAATGCGTTAGAAGCGTAAAAAAACTTGTAATAGAAAATAAAATTAATAATAAAACTAAACCTAAACTCGAATTTTACTTATCAGAATGAAATTTAAAGAATTTTTACTTATAGAAAACAAATCTTTATTATCACAAAGAGTGGGCGACATACTAAATGCTGTTCAAGACTTATCTGAAGATCCTAAAAATATAGATAAAAAACAAAAAGTAGAAAATATAGTCAATCAAATAAGAAGAATATTGCATACTAAATGGCCAAGCAGTCAGGAAATGGTTTTAGTTACTTTGAGAAAATGTGCTGTTAATATGATGATGAGCATAGATTCAAAAAAAGAAAATCGTCCTGAATTAGATTTAGTAATAAACAGCTGTAAAAAGACTTTAGAATCATTGATTAAAAATCTAGATGGCCCTATAAATCAACTATCTAGTCCTGATGAAAGTGGGTGATTTATTTGTGGAATAGCTGGCTATATCGGATGTTCAAAAAATCCTGAATTAACTTATAATATTATTTCAAATTTATTTAAAAATTTAGAAATTAGAGGCGAAGACGCTTCTGGATTTTGGGGTTGGAATGATCAAAATTTGATTTTATATCACAAAGAACCGCTCAAGTCTTCTAAATTTGTAAATAAGAAAATTTGGCAAGACACTAGACATATTAATCCCAATATAATGCTATGCCACGCCCGAGGAGCTTCTCCGGGATCAGGTTTGCCAATAGTTAATAATAATAATCATCCATTTGTTAGTCATGATCTTTCAATAGGTCTAATTCATAATGGGAAAGTTTCAAATAGTACTTATAATAAATTAATTAAAAATTACCAAGTCGAATCTTCTTGCGATTCTGAAATATTATTAAGAATTTTTCAATCTAATAAAAATAAGGACAAATTAAATAAAATTAAAAGTATTTTAGAAAATGCATATGAATCTCATATGGCAATTGCTATAGGAGAAATAATAGAAAAAGAAAGAAGATTATATTTGTTTAGAAATGAATTTAGAAGTCTTTATTTTGTTGATATGATTGAAGAACTCAATCAATGTTTTTTTGTATCTACAAAAGAAATATGGGACAAAGCAACAGACTGTTTTAATATAAAATATAAAATAGAAGAAATTCCCATCGAAGATATTTGGATTTTAGAAATTAAAAATAACAAATTAATATTAGAAAAATTTGAGACTAAAACACAAGGATTTCAAATTCAGAATAATAAAGATTTTTATAAAATTGAAAAAGTTAAGCTCTCAGACAAAAATATTTACACTAATTTGAATGAAAAAGAAGAAAGCTTAGAGCCAGATATTCAAATTGCTGTTAGGTCAAAAGAGATTTGTTCTAATATAATAAGTGATCTTTTTGAATTAGAAGATAAGATACAAAATAATATTGATGAAGAATTTTTAAATAAATTAATTAGTATCGAAAAGGATATTTTAAATTTATTAAAAAAATGACTATATTAATTTATGGAAGAAGATAATATAGAAATAGAAATTGAAAATTTATTAGATAAAAAAAATAAAAAAATTAAATCTGGTAAAAAAGGTAAAAGAGTAGAGCTAGAAGTAGTAAAGCTATTAAATAATAGGTTTGCCGAACTATTATCTAAAAATCCATCTTACGGAAGATTCTCCAGAACAATTGGTAGCGGAAATCGTTGGGGGCAAAATGTATATTTATCTAAAACGGCCATGGATAATTTTTCCGGCGATTTAGTTTGTCCTACTAATTTTAAATTTATAATAGAGTCTAAAGGTGGATATAACGATATAGATTTGTGTTCTGCTTTCGAAGGTGGGCAATCCGAACTTGATGCTTTTTTAAAACAGGCCTCAGACGATTCAGAAAGAACAAATAGAAAGCCTATGCTATTATGGAAAAAAGATAGAAAACCAAGATTATCTTTTATAAAATCAAGCGATATAGAATTTGATAATTATAAAAATTTTGAATATCACATGAAGTATAGAGATTGGATAGGCCTTAGTTTAAATGATTTACTAAAATTGCCTGATAGTTTTTTCTTTTTAGAAAACTTGTAATTGTAAATTGTCTGAAATATATTTATTTTCTCCAAATTCCATTTCAAACCAAACATTATAAATTCCACAATCCATATTTAATTCTTCTGTATTTACAAAGTAGCTTCCTTCTGTTCCACGACGATGTTCTACCGGATCGCCTTCGACCACTAACCTTAGATCTTTTTCTTTTGGAACACAATCTCCACATGCTTTTTCGATCCAAATTTTAAGAGGCGAAGCAATCGCTAAATTAGCATAATACCTCTTGAGATCAGATATGTTCGGAACATTAGGAATAACTTCTATGTTTATCCATCTTTTTTCTCCATATCTTAATCTATTAGGCCTAAATCCAAATGAAAAGTCATAGATTATAGGAAGATCAGAAGCAAACCAAAGATCTGGAATTACTGCAAATTCATTTGTAACAGTCCCAGATTGAGAAGAATCAAAATTAACGTACCATACATCAATGTACTTGCCTATAACAAATAATTGATCTTCCAATTCAAATTCAATAGAGTATTGACCATCCTCTACCGTCGTCACATCAGCCGACTCTATAGTTTTAACCAGTCTTTTTCCTTCTGGATTTTCATTTGTTATGCAAGTTTCATCTAAATAATATATTTCTACTTTATTGACATTTTGTACATTTTGTCTTTGATTAGAATTATATGTAAATAATCTTAATATAAGATCATTACCAACTACTATGTTTTGATTTCTTTCTTTTGGCATTATCTTTTCACCTTGGCTTTCTTCCTAGCGGCTTCCATAGCTTCGTTTTCTTTTTCTTTTTGTTGTATGAATCTGTCTATCAGCCATTTTCTTTCATTTATTGGTAAAATCATAAAATTTTCTCTAGACTGCTTCATATGATACATGAAAAAGAACATCTCTTCCATTAAGTTTCGCCATAGGCCTAAGCTTGAGTCGCTGTAGTCTTTCTCCTTGCCTTGGGGAAGAAAAAATTTGCTTCAAGTGGAAGTTCGATTTCAAAATCATTAAGTGTGTAAGGATTATTTATAGAAACTTTTGTCTCTACTCCAAAAGGAGGTTCATTAACAACAGTTCTTAAATAAGCAACATCTTGAATTGGTAGTTTTTTCAATAATGTTTGAATTTCTAGTTTATTACTGAGTCCTTCAATTTCTTCGAGCAAATAAGCAGTCCTGTACAACAAAGTATCATCAGCTTGTCCTGATAAATCGAAGTTTTTAGCTCTTCTTTCTCTGTATTCTTGTACCGCTTGTTCATCTCGGCCAGTAGCTAGTCTGTACTTGAAATTATAACCAGTAACTGGCAAAACATCTTCTAAATTTGAAAAGGAAAAATTTTCATCACAATAATTAACATAAAGTTCATTTAAATTTATTGTAGTTGCAAAAGTTTGATCTGAGTCAGGATCTTTTACTTCTACGTCATATTCTGGCGTGTATGATATGCCTCTTAAGTAAATTAATAAATAGGTTCTATCTTGCGTTAAGAAATTAGAACTATCAAAATTTTCTTGCATACATCTATTAAATATCATATTGATTGCTTGGCCTTTTTTGACAAATCTCGGAGTGGCCAGAATTTCTTCTTCTTCTCCAGTCATTGGTCTAATGTGCAAGACTCCATCTGTAGGCCCGTCTTCTCCATTATAGAACTTTCCTTTAGAAGGAAGTTCTATTTTTTCATAAATCATATTGCCTTTAGAGGCAATTCCAGCAATAAGTTCTTCTAATTTGCTACTCCCAGTAACTCTCATTTCGCTCTGCTTGGCTGGTTGTTCTTTCTTATTGTTTTTGCTTCCCATTCTCTGTGCAGCCAAAGCATTCTTAAAAGCCGGTGGTACGTTTCCTGTTATTTTTACGCCGCCTTCTCTTTGAGTTTGAACTTCTTGTTCAATTTGTTCCATAACTTCTTCTTGATCAACAACTTCTTCTTCTACATTTTGATTTACTTCCGCTGCAGAAATTGGCTTTTTTTGAGGCCTGAAAGTTTCATCTGACATTTATTTCTCCTTTTTTTTGTAATTTGCAAATTGTTTATTCTTATAAGAGTATGATTCAGATAAATATTCAAAACGTAGAAGAAATAATTTTTAGAAATGATAAAATTTGGCGAGATTTGCCTGATTTGAGATATCTTAGGGAACAGTGGAGAATGAGTAAAATATCTCCTGTTTTGCGGGCTTTGGGAAAAAAATCACTATTAGAGTTTTTAAATAAAATTAAAAAAGAACACGAATCTATAATTTCTAAGCATATTGGGACTTCTGTTGTTATTGATAAGATAGATTATTTTTTGGTAAAAAATATGGAATTTTCAATAGAAGATTCTGAATTAGAACTCAATTTGATAGAGGCAAAGCAACCTTTATATCCTTATTTTGCTACTTATAGAAAAAATGATAAAATTCACATAACTTTTTGGAGGTAAACAATGTCTAATTTAATTTTATTTTGTTTTTCGGTTATAGGCTTTACGCATATAATTGTAGACCCGGCTACTATTGCAAAACCTTTTAGAGACTTCGTCGAAAAATACTGCTTCTCTTGGTTGAATAAACTGTTCTCTTGTTATCAATGTTGTGGTACTTGGGTAGGTTTCTTTTGCGGATGGGTTTTGATTTCTAAAGATCCATTTCAAGTTTTTTTATGCGGAATGGCGGGTAGTTTCTTATCAACATTTGCGGCAACATATTTGAATTATTTAGAAGCACAAAGTATAGTTGAATTGAACGATCAAAATGACTAGCATATTGTATTGTGAATATTGTAATTGGAAAAAGATTCTAAGAGACAAAGATCCATCTGAAAAAGATGTTTTTAAGTGCCCTTCTTGTGGTCGAATTATAAAATTAAAAAAAATATCTGATCCGCAAAAAGAATTAGAGCTTCAAATAAAAAAAGAAAAAGATGAAGAAGAATTGAAAAAATGGATGGAAGACACGCTAAAGTATAGAGAGGAATTTAATAATGAATAAAAAAATAAGTCTTATTGAAGTTAAAGCCGCACTAAAAGATTCAAGATTTAGGCTTTCTTTACCAAAAAGTTTAGAAAAAGAAGTTAATGAATTTTTAAACAATCCGGGTTGTCCCTGTCACATTCCTCTTTACAGAAAAGTTTTAAAAGAATGTAGAGAACAACTGCAAAAATATTACCCGAATTCAGAAATTGCTGATGAAGTAGAAGAAATAAAAAAAATAGCTGATAATCAATGGGTTGTTATAAATTGTCATATAGATGATTTAGAAAAAGAACTCAGAAAACTAGGCCCAGGAAGAAAGCAATTAGATGTAGCTAGATTTGAAGATCAAGTTACCGTTGTTATCAACGAATTAGATATAATATTTTAGTTGCTAAAAATCTCTATTTTTTTATTGAATTCATCTATATTTTTTATCATTTTTTCTGGGTATTCTTTGTATTTTTCTATTTCTATGGGCAATTTATCATTTTTTCTTTGCGATCCTATTATTGTTGCGTTTTCATAAAAAGCCTTAGATTTTTTTAATTTATTTTGTTTGTAATAAATATCTCCCAACAAACACCAAAACTCAGCCAGGCTTGGATAATAAGACAAACAAGTCAAAGCCAACTCAGCTGCATCTCTTACTTTTTCTTGGTGCAATTTTACTTGTGCCATGTAATACTTCATCATTATTAACGAAGCATTTGTTTTATTTTCTCGAATAATGTATTCATTTGCATAAAAAAAGAATTTTTCAAAATTTCTTTTTGATAAATAACAACAAGCCAAGTAATAATAAGGGTCAGAGTCCATAGGATTATTTTTCATCCATTGATTGGCCAATGATATTCTCTCTTCAGTATCATCTATATTTTTTTTTGAAGATATAATTATATTTGAATTTAATTTTGATTTTTTGCTAACAATTGTTTCGTAAATAGGATTAACAAATTTTTCTGAAGTCCATATTCTTGTTTCTTTTGAAATTACGTTATTATTAAAAACATAAATATCTGTTAATTCTTGTATTTTTTCTAAAATTTCTTGTCCTTCTACTAAAGTTTCCCAAGGATTAATATAAAAATTTGTTCCTTCTACTGACAATGAATTTCTTATTTTAGCATAGTTTTTTTCTTCGATTTTAGACACCAAATCGGTGTATTTTTTACATATTTTTATTGAATCATCCGTACAGCCAAGATCGGCTATTATTATTTTTGATTTTACATCTTTTATTGATTGTAGAGTTTTTTCTATAGTGTTTTGATTATTTTTTACTAATATCTGGATTGTTAGCATTTTTAAATTTTATATTAATTAAGTATTCCAAAGATTCTTTTTCGTAATTCATTTTATTGTCTTTATAAAAATTTTTAAGTTCTTCATATCCATTTTCAACCAATGGATTTTCTAAAATTTTTAACAAAGCTTTTATAGATTTTTCCCATTTCATGTTTTAATTTAGTTAAAAAATTACTTATTTATAAGTATATAAAGGAGACTAATGAGTAATGAATATCTAAATAATAAGTTTTTTGAAAAAATAATAGTTCAATTTCAAAATTCTAAAAGAGAAAAATCTAGATTAGAAATATTAATAGAAGACATAAAAAATACGATAGAAATAAAGAAAAATAAAAAAATAAATTTTTCTTATAATAATTATGACTTGAAAAATAAAAACGATGAATATTTATTAGTTTCTAAAGAACATGATGAGGCCAAAAAACATTTGGCAATAGCTTTTTTTACGCTTTCTGAAAACATTGTTAGGTACGCCAAATTTCAACTTATAGACCAAGATGATGCTGTTCAAGAAGGAGTTATGATTTGTTTTGAAAAAATAAACAGGTTCGATTCAAGAAAAGGTAAGGCTTTTAATTATATGACAACGTGCATTCTCAATCATTTTAGACAACTATACAGGTCAGCGAGAAATTACAATGAATTGAAGAAGAAATATTTGAAACATGTTCAATTTTTTCACAATCACTCTATGATAAAAAATGGAAAAGAAATTTTTATAGAAAATCCTAAAAATTAATATTGATTTAACTTTAAATAAAGATTATATTAATAAATATGAGCAATATAATAGACGAAATGGAAAGACAAGAATTAATTGAAAAATTAATTAAAAATGGTTATGGAGATATAGTGAATATGTTATTGGAAAATGATAACAAAGTTTATACAAAAAAAGGCAGACTTAACAAAAGTGGAGCCTGTAGAAAACTTAAGTTAAAGACCAAACAACTGGAAGATAAATTAGAAGAAATGAAAAATTTATTAAAAAATGAAATGGATTAAACTGTTGTGTAGGCTCTATCATATCTCAATGTTAGATCCACTGTTATATAGTTGGAGTCAGCCATATCCAGTTCCCCCCATTCTATGTTGTTAGGCCAGACATTTTCAAAAGTCCAGGATTCAATGATTCCTCCACATCCATCGTACATCTCCAGTGTAGCAGAATCTTTTTTGAATTGACCTCCTCCTCCATAGCCTATTTTCCAAGCTCCCGATTGTGGATCGTACATTTGTTTCAACCATTCTATTATTGGATTATTATTTTTCTTAAGATCATATAATGTAAGATTTATCGGTTTCCAATCAGGTTTTCCTGGGAAGTAAATAACTTCATTTAAGTGTTGCGCCTCTACTTCTTTGAAGCTCAAACTGGGCCTTGCTCCTTTTTCTGGTGGCAAAGTATTGGCTCCTTCTGATGAAACTTGTGGTATTCTAAAAAGCCATCTGAATTTTCTCTTAAGACAAAGATTTGGATCTTCTAATCCAAAATCAAAACCCATTCTTTCTCTTGCCATAATACTCCTATAATTAAATTAAAAAGAGGGCTAATATTTCTACTAGCCCTCTTTTTTTCAAAATACATTTTATTCTTAGTTGCAACCAATGCACTCTGGAGTTGGTCCAGCACCGCAAAGGTTTCTGTAAGCGACGTTTGAATATCTAAGAGTAACTTCGATTGTGCATTCTTCTGAAGAAGCATAATCTAGTTCTCCGAAATTTACTGCTTGTGGCCAAGCATCGCCAAGAGTCCATTTTTCTAGTGCCTTACCGCAACCATCGTACAATGTGCAGTCAGCAATACCAGCGTAACCTCTTCTTACGCTACTTTGCTTTAGCGAAGCTGGAGCTGTAAAGTCATAAACATTGGCTAGCCATGTCCAAAGACCTTCATTTCCTGTTCCGCCGTTATTAGAAATATCATAGTAGGTAACAGTAATTGTTTCCCATGTGCCTTTTCCTGGAATGTAAGTTTTTGCATTCAAGAAGTTAATTTCGGTTTCTTCAATCGAGATGTTTGGTCTTGATGCCATCTTTACGTAATGAAGAGGAACCAATGGTGCACCGAAGCCTCCAGTTCCATTATCCTTGAAAACTTCAAATGTCCATCTAAACTTTCTCTTATGAAGAACGTTTGCGCCACCTAACTGGCCTATACCCATATCAATCATATTTTAATTCTCCTATTTAATTCCTCCTGAGACCTTGCGGTCTCAGGAGGATAAAGTTTTTGTGATTAGAAACTTTCGGCTACTTCATCAAAGCTACCGGTTCGATGAATGCTGAATTCGATAAACATGAATTCTACTGCTCTTGTTGGTTGTACACCAATTCTTGCTCTAAATTCATTTCTATCTATGACATCTGGAGTATTCAACTCTTCGTCGGCTTTGATAATAAAGTCCGTTAGACCTCTTCCTACTTGAACTTCTTCAAGAATCTTCGTAGCTATTTGTACGAATTTGTCACGGAAAATATCATCATGTGGATCGAATAGAAGTACTCTAGAGGCTGCTCTGATTCTCTTTTCGATGTAGAACATTAGTCTTCTTACATTGACTCTATCCAAAGCAGTTGGTTTTCTCTGCAATGTTTTTTGACCCCAAACTACGAAGTCTTGAGAATCAACATATTGAACTATTGGATTTATGGCATTTCTATTGCCGTACATCAAATCTCTTTCTTCTAATGTTGGACGACTGAAAACGTCAGTAATGTTTGGAACAATACCTCTAGTTTGTCCAGCAGGAGCAAACCACGGACGTGCCAAAAAGTCATTTCTAGCATAAACAGCCATTACTGATCCGCTTGGTGGAATCCATACATCAACATTATTGAATGAATCTCTTACCTTTACCCAAGGCCAGTATAAAGCGGCAAAGTCAGAATCAAATCTGGTTGTGTTTAGTGGGTGAGCACCATTTTGCCATTGAACAATTTCTTTTACTGTTAATCCAAAAGGAGGATCAACAATAGCCATGCAGTCAGATCTAAGATTTTGACACATGTCAATCATTGCCAAAATAATTCCTGTTGAAGAATGTCCTGGCACTGCGACTAAATCAATGTCAATCTGTTCTGGCTCACTTAGAGCGTAAAGTCCTGTCATTCCTAATAGATTGCCAATAATTAAGGTGTCTTGATTATCGGGATCAGCTGGAATGCCGTCACTTCCACCTGATAAACTGTAAGTTCCATCAAGAGGAGGAGCAGGATTGTCAGTATTATCTTCTACTCTAACAAAGTCTGAAACTAAAGATAAGAATGTTTCTACATAAAATCTACTAGTTTCATCTTTTGATAGATTTCCCCAAGACTCTAATTGAACGCCATTATTGTAAACTTCCATAATGAACGTTCCTTCTCTAACATTATTTTTTACAACAACTTGAGTTGCGTTTCCATCGACACCTGGGCTATCTGCCATAATTGTCATCGAAACTGCACCAGATGTGTTGGAATCTCCAACAACAAGACCTAAATCCTCTATGTCCGAATCGCCAGAAACACCAGAAGGAGTCAAGCCAACGGCTGTTACTGGAAATGTTGTTGCAGACTCGTCATCAGTAGGATCTGATAAAGGAGCATCAAATCCAAAAACTGCGTATGTCGAGCTGTCTCCCTTGACTAGTAATCTTGCGTCTCTACCATGATGTAGTGTTCTAAGAGATAAGTTGTCGCCAACGGCTACTGCTTCAAAACCTCCAGGAACGTCACCATTAGATATGGCGGAATTGATCGCTGTCACAACATCAGCAACAGCAACAGATCCGTCTCCGTCGAACGAGGATAGATCTATTACTTGCACAACATTGTCTACGTTTACATTGTCTGTTCCATCTACAACAACGTGTAGATCACCGTCTGTTACGCTGCTCATGTCGAAAGAACCGGCAACGCCGCCAGTCATCTGTGCAAAGGTCATTCCTTTGCCAAGACCGGTTACGTTTACGTTGACATTGCTTCCAACCACGGCAGAAGTACTTCCGCCGCATATTGAATCTTGAACTGATACTAGTTCTAGACTTGCACTTGGTCCGAAAGAAAACGTAGTGCGAACGGCAATCTTAGGAGTGGCTCCAGTTGTTGCATAGAACTCAATTCCATCAACATCAGAAATTAATTGTGAATTTAGGTCTTCTGCTAATTGTGCTGCTGAATATCCTGTCGAGTTCACAACAGGATCAGGATGATCACTATCAGCTAAAACTACAAGAGTTTTTGAAGCTAATATTCCATTTAATTTCCATTTGAAATAACTTGTTTTATCAAATGTGTATTTGTTTGCTTTTGAACCTGATCCATTTGTGTAGTCAGAAACGATATTTATTTGGCCACCAGCACTCAACAAATCTACTTCTGCTGTTGTTGCCGATTCTGAATCTACTATGTCTGTTTCTGCGACTCTTACGATATAAAGTTCATTTGCCACTAGCAGATATTGCTCAGCAGCATAAATTAAGTAAGGGTCGCCGTTTTCTGGATGTGGATAACCAAAAATAGTATTAAGTTGTCTTCTTGTTGAAACCATTGTTGGAATATTGATTGGGCCTTTGCTGGCAAAGCCAACTATTCCCGCTCTATGAAAAGATTGTTCTGGAGCGATGAAGCTCAAATCTTTTTCTGTTATTCTAACAGATGGTGAAATTGTGTTTGAAGGTGGAAAACCTTTTAGAATTGCCATAATTTTATTCTCCCTTTGTGTTCAATTCTCTTTTTGTAATGTGTCTTGTTGAAATCAATCCCATTTTCTCTACTCGTTCAACGTATTCTGTGTTTCGTTCATCCTCTAGCAGATAAACATTCTTTCCAGAGCCTATACCAGGAATGTTTAATGTTGTGAAGGATTTAGGAGCCTTTTTTGACTTTATTACAAGTTGTACTGGACTTCTTGTTTTATTTTTTATTTCAATCATTATTTGCCCTTTCTAAATTCCTCAACAGCATCTTCTATTCTTGTTATTACATCCGTGATCTTGTCTTCCTCTACACTATTGTAAAGGTCAACTTTAGTTTTTAGTACCGCCTTCTTTCGAATGATCGGCTGTGGTATATATGTTTGAGCGGTCAAATTTATTTCGTATTTTATAATTCTTTGATTTTGATCGCCTGGTTCATAGTCCACATTATTTGCGACAGAGTCCAATTTAACGACAGTTTCCCATTGAACCCCTCGCACACTTATATATGCAACAGGTGAAAATTTTAAAAATATTTGTTCTAAAATTTGATCAATATCTTCCATGAACATTGTCCAAACTAATAATGTATAAGTTTTATTGACAGGAATTCCTCTAGAAATTCCAAAAACCGTATCTCTTTCATATTTTTCTTTTACGGTAAATCCGGGCTTTCTGTCCGGTCTCAATTGTCTTAAATAATCTAAAGCTCTATGATAGGTGTATCTACTTTGATCAAACTCTATGCCAGACCCATAAATTGCCATAGCTGGCAATCTTATTCTTTCAACTACAAGACTCCCATCTTTTCTTGTATTGTCTTGTAGAATCCAAGCAACAGCTTTTTCTTGAGTTCCCCATATTATTGGAACTTTATGAGCTTTTCCATCTTCATCTATAACAGAAATATTATTAAATAAATCCATCATAGCTTCATCGCATCCTCTAATGCTTTTAGAATATCGATAAATTGCATCTCTGTTTGGCTTGTTTATATCCTCTACTATTTGGCCTGTTTGTACTGGATCGCATTGAGCTTCATGTCCTAATCCTATTTTTTTATTGGCAGATTCCTCTAACCAAGCTAGATCAGGCCCATGTGGAGATTTTAGTGATTCTTCTTGATTTCCGCATTGAGAAGGAACTTTATCATTCTCAATAGAGGACTGTAACGGGCTGATATCATTACAATCATTTATTTTTTTTTCTTGATAATTTCCTGGATTGGTTGACATGTTTTTTCCTTACTATTTTATTTAGTGAAGTATTATAAAATAAAGAAAAAAATAAATGAAGTAAAAATAAAAAATAAAATAAAAATTTTACAGAAAAAATCTATAAAACTGCCAAGAAAAATGTTTTGGAAAATCAAATAAAAAAAATAAAATTTACTCTCCGTCACTTTCCATTGAAACTCTTTTTAATAAATTCATTATTTGGGTCGTCTCGCCAGTATCGGCTCTTAACAAATCTATAAAAGCGTTACCTAAAGAAATTAATTGTAAGTTATTTAATTTTTTGCCTTTCATAGCTGAGCTTATTGCTAATTTGAGTCTCATTGGGTCTTGACTTGGCAAATATCTTAATAGTTTTTGAACATTCACATTTCCCTTAATTTGGTTGCCAACTGGTTGTGGATTCATTTGGCCCATTTGATTTTCTGTCACAGATTCATTTCTAGGATTTGAATGAGCATGATATTCTTCATCTCCCATGTACATGTCTGAATCTCTGTCGTAATATTTTCCTTCTTTTGGATCGTAATAAACTACTTTTCCACTTCTTAATCTAAAGGGGCCTTCTAACCCATCTAGCTGAGTGTATCTTTCTTTGTTAATTTCTGGCATTGTTGGAGCGTATTTTTGCCAAACTGCATTAACAAAATTCTTTTTTTGTTCTGCTGATCTTTTTCTATTTTCATTTATCCAATTTGAAAATTTCATAATTTCCCTCATTTTCTTTTATTTAGTTCATTTAAATCAAAATCTGGTTTTTTTTCTGTAACTCGTCCTTCTCCGCTGGTTATGCTTTCTTGGAATCTTTGACATAATATTTGAATTCTTGTTTGGCTCCACAACATTGTTTCCCCTATATTTCTTTGAATTATTACCCAATCTTCATTTCTATGAGGAGTATGAATTCTGGATCCTATTTTTGGCGGATGTCCTATTTTTTCTAAAACTTCTCTGTAATTTAAGTCAAAAACAACTTCATCTGGAGAATCTATTCCAAAAGCAGATTGATAATTTTGACCGGGCACAGGTTCGTAACTAGCATACAAAGTTATTGGATTATTAGAAAATAATTTGCCCCTGTCTTCTCTGTAAAGCCTATCCAAAGAACTAGTTTGGATAAAAACTTCATAATAAAATATTGGAGACCCATATATTTTAATCCACTCAGCATCCCAGGTATTAAATAAACACCTTTCAGGATTATCTGGATCAAACTGCTCTAAACTGCCCACTGGTTTATAAGGGCTTCCGTCTGGATTTTTTAACATACGCCTCCATGCTTATTTAGTGTTAATTTAATTGAATTTGTGGCCTAACGGCTATATCTCCACCACCCGAAGGCAATTGAAAAGGAGCACCGGGAAATTCTTCAGCCCACATGATATTGTTAGATGTATCAGTTACGTAATAGCCTTGAACATCTTGACCAACAGAAAAACTAAATGTTATTCCGCTATCATAGATAGCAGCACTAATTCCAGCTGTTGTCGAGGCGTTCCAACCCGCCCCAGTCAAAGTTACAGAAGAATATCCTGAAGCCGTTGCTTCTGTAAAACTTCCCGTGCTAAAAGTTTCTGTGCTCAAAGTTACAGAATTTGTATATAAATGCAAAACTAAATTTGTAGGACTAGTTTTATTTACAATATAATTTAATAATCTAACTTCTCCACTGTCGGGGACTACTAAAGACATAAATATTCTCCTGTTTTATTCTTTATTTATATATTAGTCCATAATATTTTTTTTCCAAATACTCATTTAAATTTTGTCAAGGAGAAATAAATGAAAACTGTTTTTTTAAGATGGTGGCTTTTTATTGTATTAATAAGCGTTTGTTGTGTTTTTTGTTATAATTTAGGAGTTTTTAAACAGATATTCTCCAAAGATACTTCTTATCTTTGCAACCTAATTTACATGCTTTTTTTAGCAGGAACTGTTTGGTGCGGATGGAACACTTGGCAAGCAAGCAATAAAAGAAATTTTAAAATAAACAATAATTTAGAAATAGGTTGGTTCATAAGCGAACTGTGTCTTACGATAGGAATGATAGGAACAGTTATTGGATTTATACTAATGTTTAGTGGGGATCATCTTTTAAAAATTAATATCGAAAATACACAGTCAATGATGAGCCTTATAGGTGCCGTAGCTAGCGGAATGAGCACAGCTTTGTATACAACTTTGGTTGGTCTTATTTGCTCATCTTTGCTTAAAGTTCAATGTTTTAATTTAGAATATTATTTAAATAAAAAATGAATAAATCAAATTATAGTACAAATTTATCAATGTTAGATTTATTATTTCTAACCTGTTTAGGATTTTCCTCATTGTTTATATTGTCATATGTTCAAATAAAAGAAAAAACAACCAAATCGAAGCATGACGTAGAAATAAAAGCAGAGTTTATAATCACCATAACGTGGCCAGCAGATCAAGATTGTGATGTTGATACATATGTTCAAGATCCTAATGGAAATTTAGTTTTTTTTAGATCTAGAGAAAGTGGACTAATGCACTTAGATAGAGATGATTTAGGATACAAAAATGACTCAATTAATAATCAAATTCAATACAAAGAAAATAGAGAAGTCGTAACGCTAAGAGGAGTATCAGCAGGAGAGTATGTTGTTAATGTTCACATGTTTAGCAAACGAAGAGTAGACAAACCAACAACAGTCAATGCAAGATTAGAAAAAATAAATCCTTATAGAAACATAATAGTTAATGAAGTGGATTTGCAAAATACTTCTGATGAAAAAACTGTTTTTAGATTCACTTTAGATGGTAACGGAAATGTTTTAGAAACCAATAAAAACAGTAAAGCATTAGCCAACCAAGAAATAACTTTTTAATTATGAATACAATAATAATACCTATATCTTTTTGCTTTATGGCCTCAATATTGCTTTGGTTTATTATTGGATCAAAAGGCAAATGGGAAACTAAAGCTTTTGTGACTTTTGCTTATTTATATTTTGGATTGTTGATTTGGATTGCTTTAGAGAGTTATTTGGGATGGCCTTCAAAACAAGATTTTCCAAATAAATATGTTATTCATTGGGCACATGTAGAAGAACCTGATGCTAGCAATGAAGGGGCAATATATTTATGGATATCTGAAATAGACTCTAATAAAAATTATAATTTTTTAGAATACCAGAGTAAAAAAGATGAGCCAAGAATCTATCAAATTCCATATTCAAAAGATTTACATAAAAAAATTCAAAATATGATGGAAAATATAAAAAAGGGTTCTGTTTATGTTGGAGGAAAAAAGACCAATAAACTAGGCTTTGAACTAAATGCAGACCCAATGAATAATAGCCAATTTGAATTTGATCAAAATTCAAAAGAAAATTTTATATTTAATTTACCACCAGCAACGCTCCCAGAAAAAAAATGACAATAAAGAAAAAAGATGGAAGCGTTTATATTATTGAAGGACCAAATAAATTAGTAAAAAATCAAGAAAAGATAGATTTAGATAAATGTATTTTTTATAATTTTAGTTGGGATGAAATAGTTTACAAAGGAAGAATATCTTCAAAAATTCCCGTGGGTACAGTGATAGAAAAACCTGCCCCAGTAGAGACAAAAGAGTTTGAACCAAAAATAGAAAAACCAAAAGAATCTGAATCACAACCAACAGAACCGAAACCCGAACCAAAACCTGAAAAAAATACAAAAGACGATTTTGTTTTTCCTATACTTAAAGTAAAAGTATTAATGCACTGCTTGCCAGCGAAAGTTTCTACTCATAAAGATTTATTATATGGAGAAAGTTGGGAAAGAATAACATATAATAAAAAATTTATTTTTCCAGCAGTTATGATTTCTAATAATGATCTCGAAATGTCATTTTGGACAAGTGATCCGAATGAAAAAATAACAGAAAAATCTATCGTTTTTCCTTTTTCATATGAAATTTATAACCAGAATACTCAAGGCTATGATAGAGTTCCTTTTGATGAACACAGGTGGTGGAAAGTTAGTCAAAAAGAAACAAAAGAAGGAGGATGGTTAATAAGTACTATTCCGTCTCAGGAACATCCTGATTTTTCTGATGATTAAATATTTTTGGACCGCCCAAATCAGCATTTGTTAATTTTACGCCCATTCCAATTTTAGATAAAGCTTCTTTATGCTGATCAGCCGCAATTATATAACCTTTTTGAAAAACATCTGATAATAATTTTACAAAATCTTGAGCGTCTTCTCTAAGTATTAGGTTTTGACACATTCTGTCTATGCATTTTTCATTTTCTGCATACCTGTCTTTTAATATTTCAAAAAGATATTTTTTAATAAAATTTATATTTGGATTAGATAAATAAGGAAACACTAAATAATATAGTAAAAATAAATATATAAATCAGGAGGATTTTTTATGGGATGCGGAAATAATACATTAGCAATTAACAGGCCTAGTAAAGATAATATGGCTTCTATGTCATGTTCTTCATCCTGTAACGACCTAGGACCCGTTGATCCACTAAATAAAAATAAATTAGGACCAAGAAAACAGAGAGAAAAAGTTAGAGAACAAATAAAAGATTATGTGCTCCATATGCTAGGAGCACCTGTTGTTAAACTTGAGTTTGACGAACAAAATTTAGATTTTTGTGTTGATCAAGCCATGAAGGTTTTTGAAGATTATGCTGGTCGCGAATATTTTTCTTATTATGTTTTTAATACTGTAGGCGGGAAAAGTATTTATGAAATGCCGCCTGACGTGGGACTAATTAGAAATGTATTTTATAAAGAAACAGGAAGTTTTGCTTTTCAAAGTAGCGATCTCGGGGGATCGATACCCATCGAATACTTTTACCCAGGTGGAGCTTACGCAAGTATACAAGGTGGCTTAATTGACCCAATTCAGCCAATTTGGGGACGAATGGGAGAATGGGTTTTGTATCGCCAATACGAGCAAATGTATAGTAGAGTTAGTTCTAACCTGGGGGGTTGGGAATATTTAGGAGGATTTAATACAATTAAATTATATCCTGTCCCATTTAGAAGCCAAAAAGTAATCGTTCATTATATGCAAAAACAAAAAGATTGGGCAGAAGTAACTCAGGCAATGCAAGAAGGAGCCTTAACATATGCAAAAGAGATTCTAGGTAGAATTCGCAGCAAGTACCAAAGTGTTCCAGGAGCAGGAGGAAGTGTCGCTATGGATGGTCAACAATTATTGCAAGAAGCTAGAGAAGATAGGCAAAAGTGGTTTGAAGACTTAATTTATAAATTCGGTGATTTGCCATACATTAGCATGGATTAATTTGATGTAATTTGATAAAATATTCGTATGATTTTACATGAAAAACTAGCAGTTCCATATGAAAAAATAAAATATAAAGATTTTGTTTTGATTTGTTGTGATTATTGTGGAAAAGAAACTGAAAAAAGAAAAAATAAAATTATAAAAGGTAGAAAATTAATAGAAAAAGATTGTTGTTCTGAAGAAGTTTGCACGAAAAAAAAATTAAAAGAAATTAATATATTGAAATATGGAGTTGTAAATGCCTTTCAGAGAGTTGATGTAAAAGATAAAATTAAGAAGACAAATTTAAAAAAATATGGATGTGAATACGCACAACAAAATGAAAAAATAAGAGAAAAAAGCAGGTCAACTTGTCTTAAAAATCATGGAGTAGAACATGCTTTGCAAAATAAAGATATTTTGAAAAAAGCTCAAGAAAAAAGTCAAGAAAAATATGGCACTAAATTTCCAATTCAATTAGAAGAATTTAAACAAAAAGTTAAAAAAACAAATTTAGAAAAATACGGAATTGAAAATTTTTTAAGTTCTAAAGAAATTCAAGAAAAAATTAGACAAACAAATTTAGAAAAATATGGAACTCCTTTTCCTATTTGTTCTGAAGAAATTCAAGAAAAAATTAGACAAACAAATTTAGAAAAATATGGAGCTAACAATTGTTTTGGAAATAAAGAAATTCAAGAAAAAATTAGACAAACAAATTTAGAAAAATACGGGACTCCTTTTCCTATTTGTAAATTTGGCAAAACTCAAAATATCATAAAAGATTGGTTAAACGGTTATGGATTTAATTTTAATTCTAATTATGAATTATTAGAAGGAAAAGAATTAGATCTTTATGATGAAAATAAAAAATTAGCTATAGAGTATTGTGGGATTTACTGGCATAATGAAAATTCGCCACAACCTAGAAATAGATCTTATCATTACGACAAATATAAAAAATGTAAAGATAATGGAATTCAATTATTAACTATTTTTGATGATGAATGGAATAATAAACAAAATGTCATTAAGAGTGTTATTTTGAGTAAATTAGGTATTTTTTCTAAAAGAATATATGCTAGAAAATGCGAAACTAAAGAAATTAGTAAAAAAGAAATGAATGATTTTTGTGAACAGTATCATGTTCAAGGCAAAAATTCTCTTAGTTTGGTTTGCTTTGGTTTATTTTATGAAAATGAACTTGTTGGAGTTGTAGATTTAGGAAGACATCATAGGAAAAAAGAAAAAGAAACATTAGTTCTAACGAGATTGTGTTTTAAGGAAGGTTATCAAATAGTTGGTGGATCTAGTAAATTATTTAATTGTTGTATAAATTATTGTAAAAACAATAATATAAAAAATATTATTAGTTGGAGTGACAATAGATGGAGTGATGGCAAAATATATAAAAATTTAGGATTTGTTTTAGAAGAAGATTTGGGTCCTGATTATTATTATGTTAATATTAGTAATCCTAAAAAACGCATAAGCAAACAAAGTCAAAAGAAAAGTAATTCAAACTGCCCAGAAAATATGACTGAATTAGAATGGGCAAATTATAGAGGTTTATCTAGAATTTGGGATTGTGGTAAAACTAGATGGAATTATAATATATATTAATATGGATTTTAATAATTGGTATCAATTAAGAGAAAATAATTCAAGATATTCTGTACAAGTTAATTACAGAACAAGTAAAAAAGATATATTAAATGGATTTGCCAAGATAGCTCTTGCGTACGTCAGTGCAGGATTGAAGCAATCTGGGTATCATGTAAAGAGAATATTTGAACAAGATCCTCTTAGAGTATTGGTATCTTCAAGAAATTGGGATGATGGAGAATGGGTTGGTATGGTTAGTTTTAATCCGAATGTTGAAGGTGGTTGTTTTGTGATTTCTCGTGGTTTTTATAATAAAGATCGAAAAACAATAAGCATTCAAAAATCACAAAAATGCCAACACGACGACGCATCAGAGATTGTGAAAGAACTAAGAAATATGATGAATGAATTAAAAAATAAAAAAGACAATCATCAAGAAAAACTGAATCCTGTAAAACTAAAACGTGGCCCTAAAAAGTAATTTTATTTTTTATATTTTTTGGCAAATAATAATCAACTATTTCTTTTATTTCTTTAGAGTTAATTAATAATTCTTCTTTGTTCATAACAAATAAGTTTCTAAATTTATTTGCATCGTACCCATAACAAATATGGCACGAAGATGGATCTCCATTATTATTCCAAAAATCATCGGAATTAAGTTTTTCGTAATCAACTTTCCAAAAGTTTTCATATCCTTTTTCTGCTGTAAATTTTATGACAAATTCACAGATATCATACACTAATTCTATTAATTCTTTTTCGAACAACCAAAAGTTTCCTAAAGTTCTGTATTCTACTCCATGTTTTGGTTGACGATATCTTCCGGCACTTCCAAACAAATTTCTTCTTTCTACGCTTGTTTTTGAAGAATCTAAAAATAAAAATGGAAATCCTAAAAACAAATCCAACATTCTAACAAGCATCACGCAAGAATCGTGACTTTTCCCCAGTTCTGTGCCTAAATGAACATGACCACCAGCAGTTCTTAATTTGCTATTTTTAAGTATTTTATTTATTTTTCTTGAAGATATTGTTTCTAACGAATAAGCACAGTACTCAACAGCGCATCCTGATTTTCTTGCGTCTGGATGAATTAATTCTTCTGAAGAGAAATAAGCAGAAGATAATTTAGATAAATTATATGGTTTTATTATTTCTTCTAATATTTCAATTGATTCATTTATATTTTTATAAAATTCTTCTTTAGAATAGGAAGGTTTTACTGTGCATTCTGCCAATACGTTGTCATAATAAAATTCATTTTTATTTATTTTTAGTCTTTTATTCCTTGTTGCATTGATTATTCCTATGGCACTTTTGAATTCATTTTGATTATTTATTAATATAAATTCTGGATCGCTGCCGATAGAGAAATTCATAATAATCCTCGTAATACCGTAGTATTTTAGCTTTTGAAAACATCTATTGTCAATACTAAATATGATTATGAATTTTAAGGAATTTATATTAAATGAAGATAATATTAGTAATTTAGATATAGCTAGTATGTATTTTAATGGCAAAGAATCGATCAGAAATTTATCAGCAATAACAGGAAAATCTATTGCAGAAATCTACAGAATAGTTCATAATTTCGGAAAGCCAAATAGAATAAATAAAAAACATGATATTGTTCAATCTCTTCACTCGTCGGGAATGAGTAATTCATCAATATCAGACTTTACAGGATATACAAAAAGACACGTTTCTAATATATTAAAAAATGGCACTATCACCTAATGATATAACTTTTGTTTATTCTGGAGGGTCTAACAACATAGATCCAACTAAATCTATCGGAGGATCTCCTTCGATAAATGCAATAAACGGAACGCTGAATAACTTATTCTCTAATATAAATAGAGAAGATTCAGAAGAGGGCGTCACAGATTATAGATGTTTTTATGTTTTTAATAATTCTGATATAGATGCTTTGTTTAATGTTTCTATATTTTTTGAGTCTCAATTAGAAGGAATTTCCACTTGTGAGTTAGGAGTTTCAAAGTCCACAGACGTACAGATTTTATCTCTTAGTTCGCTTCCTTCTTCTGGCTCTTTTACCATAAGATATGATGATTACATTACTGGAAATATAAATTGGAACAATGACCCTTCTATATTCTCCAGAAACATTCAAGATGCTTTGAATAATTTAGATGTTTTGTCTGGAATTAGCGTACAAAGTCTTTCTTCTACGAACTATTCAATTTCATTTTTGCAAAATGACAATAATAGAAATCATGATATTCTCTCTACCGGTTCTATTAATTTGTCTCCTTCTACAAGTATTTCTTTTACCAAGAACACAGAAGGACAACCAATGAATTCAATTGCTCCGCAGCTTCCAACAAGTAAGACGCCTCCTTTTTCTGTTGTTTTTTATTCTACTGATGAAAATAATAGAATATTAATTGGAGACCTTTTGCCTGGAGATGGTTTTCCTATCTGGATTAAGAGAACCACTTTTGGATCGATATCTAATGATCAATCTAACGGGTTCACATTTAGACTTAATGGTAACTTAGTTAAGGTTCCAACCGAACAAATATCTGCACTAGGAAAGCCTTGTTTTTATTATGATTAAAAATTATATAATTTCAATATTAAAAGAAAACTGGGATGACTACAAAAAAGATCTCTGCCCTAAAGATAGGCGAATGAATATTCTACTCGAAAAAGGAGTAGAAGGAATGAGTACGGAAAACATAAGGTTTTTATTTAATGAGATAGTAAATAAATATGCACATAACGGAGTGTATCTAGAAGTCGGAATGTATAGGGGCTGTAGTTTGTTAAGCGCCGCACTATTCAATGAATCGACTAGATGCATAGGTATAGATAATTTTTCTCAATTTGATAAAGAAAGAAAAAATCAAGAATTATTAAAAAATAATTTATCTAAATTTAATAATCCTGAAAATATAGAGTGGTATAATAAAGATTATAAAGAAGCCATCAAAGACATATTTTCAAAAGAACCCGATTTAATAGTTGACGTTTACTTTTATGATGGAAACCATTCTTACCGTGATCAATTTGATGGGTTGAAAATTATGTTGCCCTATCTAGCAGATAGATGCATAATTATTGTTGATGATTTTAATTGGGAAGAAGTGGAAAATGCTAATGCGAATTTTATAAAAGAAAATCCTTTTTTTAAATCTTTGTTAAAAATTAATACAGAGGTCAATGGATCTAAAGATTGGCATAATGGAATTGAGATTATTGGAAGAGGATTTTAAATTTACATAATAAACTATGACTAGATTATTGATATTTTTATTATTTGTTTTTTCAAATTTGGCTTATTGTGAAGATTTACAAGAGGCTCAAAAATCTAAATTTGAAAAACAAATTAAATTATATGACAATTTAGAAAATAATAGTAAAAATTTAAAAGATATAAATTTTTATAATAATAGACTTTTTAAAAATAAAGAAATTGTAGATTTAAAAGAAGATGAAAATAAATTAAATTTATTTATCATATACAAAGCTCAAAGCTTATCTGATATAATGTATATGGTTCAAGTTGCTTGGGACGTAGAAAGATCAAAAATTCAAAATGAAGAAGATAAAAAGTATTTTTATGATTTGTGCTCTAAGCTGTTTGAGCTTAGAAAAAGTCATGCTGTAGAATTTGAAAAAATAGCATTAGAAAATATTTCTAAAATAAATGATATAAGTGAAGAAGAAAAAAAAGAATTTCTAGAAAAAATAAAAAAGTGGAATGAAACTCAAAACTTAATAAAAAGGAATTGAGAAAGTGATTAAGTGCCCATTGACTGGAGAAAGTTGCCTTAAATTTAAGGGCTATCATGTTACAAACTTAAAAAATAAGGAAGTAACAGAATTCTTTAGTGTTTGTGAAGATTGTTTGTGTAATTTAGAAAATAAAAAAATAAATTCTAAATTTGTTTGTTCTTTTTGCAATCTTTCGCTAGAAGAGCTGCTGAGTAAAAGCAGAATGGGTTGTGCAAAATGTTATGAAGTTTTTGAAAAGCCAATTCAATTAGCATTAGAAAAAATTCACAGAACTCCTGACATATCTAAAAAAGAACTTTGTCATGTTGGTCGATTTCCTACATCTTGGAAAAAAAGACAAGCACAAGAAACTGATCCTAAAAAATTTCTTTTAGAACTCAAGCAAAAATTAGCCATCTCTGTTAGAGAAGAAAAATTTAATTTGGCAAATGAATTAAAATATATTATAAAAGGATTTGAATCTTTATTAAAAAAAATAGATGAATTCAAAAATGATCAAGATCAACAAAGCTTGATCAAAAATCAAGTTTCTGAATTCATCTACTTGTTTAGAGAAAAAAGCTTAGAAAAATAGTTCAAAAAATATAGATCTTAAGCTATCAAAAAGTTTTTTAGGATCAAGTATCCCAAATCCTTCATAAAAAGACTTGTCTTTCAAATCAGAATTTTTGATTGACAAAGTGTGTTCCTTAAAAATATTTACATAATCTAAATTATTATCTAACTTTACGCTTAGATTGTTGTTTCGAACATACGACAAATACAAAGCAGCAACGCCAACTGCAAAGGGAGTCGCCATACTTGTTCCGCTCATGATGGCATACCAATTATCAGGGACCGTTGACAATATCCTACTTCCCGGAGCTAAAAAGTCTAAATTATCGCCTGTATTGCTGAAATTTGATCTCTCAAAGTTTTCATCTATTGAACCTATAGCGATAGACTCAGGATACTCAGCGGGATAAAATATTTTTTTTGTTTTGCCAGAATTTCCTGCTGCGACAAAACAAATTACTTTTTTAGACAAGGCGTATTTTATCGCATCGTGAACTGAATTTATTGGACTTGGAGAGCCAAGACTCATACAAATAAAATCTGCTTTTGCGACATCAACAGACCATTTTATTCCTTCGCAAATAGATTTTGCATTCCCATTTCCGTTGTCATCTAGAACTTTTACTGGTATTATTTTTGAATGAGGAGCAACTCCAACTACTCCAATTTCGTTGTTTTCTGCTGCTATTATTCCGCAAACATGAGTCCCATGCTTGTTTTTGTCCCAAGGATCTTTTTTCTTATCTATTAGATTTATGCCTGGAAGTATGTTGTTTTTTAAATCAGGATGATCTAGATCACACCCCGTATCTAAAACTGCTATTTTTATTCCTTCTCCTTTGGTTTTTGACCAAGCATTAGGCAACTCAAAAGCATGAATGCCCCATCCTGCATTTTGTTTTACTTCTTGAATAGAGAATACTTCTTCTAATTCATATGGGAAAAGACTAAATTCTTTTTTTGACATTTTCAACCTCCTTGTTTTATTTTTTCCAAACTCCATTTTTGTATTTAGCAACAAAATAATCTATTGCTGAAGAAGCTAAAGAATAAATCACATAATTCTTTACTACAGATGCGAATGGCCTAAGCCAAATTGGAATTCCTTCTCTTAGTACATATTCGTATAATCTGTCTAGACCATTTAATACTGTGGCTTTCTTATCTGGTCCACTTTCTAAAAATTCGTTTATGGTGACTATGAGTTCATCAAGAGCGCCTATTAAAAATAAAGTTATTGTTGTGATTGAGACTCTATTTTTAATCCAAGAATTTGAATTCTTTATTTTTTCGTCCCATTGATTTGATAGTTCTATAATTTTTTCTTCAAATTCTGGAACAACTTGTACTTTGCCGATTGGATTTACTGATTCTAATTCCATAAAACCTCCTTGTTTATATTAACTATATATTTATATTAATATCTTTTTTGATTTTATCGAATACAGAATACCAATCATTTTGGCTTTTTTTTCTGAATAGTTTTACTGAAGGGTACCATATTGTTTTTTCTAAATCTAAGCCCCATCTCCAATCTGGAAAATAAGGCAATATTCCATATGTTTTTTTTCCAATTGCTCCGGCCAAATGTAATATGGAAGTGTCCACAGTTATAACCAGGTCCAGACCAGATACTATAGATGCTGTGTTTTCCCAAGAATTCATATATTTAGACATGTCTATCATTTTCAAGTCTTCGCAATAAGCCAAATCAATAGAATTTTCTTGAAATGGCCAAATTCTTGGTCGTAAATCTTTTTGCAAGCTAAACAATTTTACTTTTGGAATTTTGTATATTTCTTTGAAAAAAGAAAGATAACAAGATCTTTCTTCGTCTCTAGGATGTTGTGGATTTCCTGCCCAGCAAATTCCTATCTTATAGTGGTCTTTGAAATAAGAGTAATCACATTTTTCGATTTCTTTTATGTAAGGCTTATAGGAATGCTCTACATCTTCAACATTCATTCCTAAGTAATGTGGCAAATCCATAATAGAGCACCAATAATCGTGATCTTCAATAGATTTTATAATTCCATAAAAATTATGATTTAGCAATTCGTATAAAGAACTTGGAACTAAAATTTTTATTTTTACTTTTGGGTTTTCTTTTCTAAAATTATCTGTAAATCTTATAAAGTTTATACAATCTCCAATGCCCTGCTCAGAAAAAAACAAAATTGTTTCATTGTCTTTTATCTTTTTTCCATTCCATTTTTTATTTTTATCTAATTGTTTTATTCTAGCTTCCAAATAATCATAGTACTTAAATCTGTACTGATAGTGTTTCCATGCTTTTTCATAATCTCCAAGCAAATAGTAAGCACAACCAAGGTCAACATGAGCGGCGGCAGATTTTGGATTTATTGCTAATGCTTTTTTTAAATAAAATATAGATTTTTTTATTTCTAATTTTTCTGCAAAAGCACCCGCCAAATTAATAAGTGTTTGATGATTTTTTTTATTTAATTTATATGACTTCAACAAGCATTCAATTGCTTTATCAAAAACTTTTTTAGCTCTATATTGACACCCTAAATTAGACCATCCTATGTGATTTTTAGGATCAATTTCTGTTGCTTTTTTAAAGTGTTCTATTGCTTTGTCTAAATTTCCTAAATGTAAATAGGAAAGGCCTAAAGAATTATTTGCTTCAAAATCATTTGGGGATAAATTTAATAATTTATTAAAATAGATTTCAAATTCTTCTTTTTTATTTAATTTATATTTGGCTATAGACAATAAGTACAAAGCATCAAGATTATCAAAATCAACCTTAAGAACTTGTTCACAAATAAGTTCTATATCTTCATATTTTTTTTCTTGAACTTTGCTAGCAGCTAAAGCTATTGCTTTTTTAATTAATTTCACATAAGTAATTTAGTATTTTTATACCAAATTATCTTAAGGCTTGTGTTATTTTGCCTACTGGGGCGAAGCCTAGATCTCCTGGACCTATTTGGCTATTAACACTATCCCACCAAGCTTTTTCTTCCGCCGTCATTTCTTTTGTTTCTAAAAGCTTCTTAATTCCTTCTAATTTGTTTTTGACTTCTTCAACAACTGATTCGTTTTTTCCTTCTAAAAGATCGTCGAAGTCAGCTAAGATTTCATTCCATTCTTTTTTAGACTTTTTCTTCATTTTCTTTTTCATCATCATTTTCTCTGAATCTTCGTCTTCATGATCTTCTTCATGATCCTCGTCATCAGATTCGTCTTCATCTTTTTCATCTTCTTTTTTGCTTTTTACTTCGTCTTCCATTTCTTCGTCTTCTTTTTCGGCATCGCAATCCATTCCTTTTTTCATCATTTTGCCGCATTTTGCTTCTTCAATCGAATCCTCAGAACCTTCTGCTTCTACTACTTCTGAAGCTCCTGTTGCTCCTAATGGGGCCGTGAGTGAGTTTGTTGTTTTAATTCCTAAATTTATAGCACCATAAAGAGATTCATTTAGTTGTTTGTATTCTTTATAAGATAACATATTTTAAAGCTCCAATAAGTAGTGAAAACTATAGTTTATATATACATGTATGAAAAAATTTTTATTAATAAATATTATTTTGTTTACTTGTTTTTTATTAATAATTAATAAAAAAGAAACAAACGAATTTGTAGAAATCAATGAAAATATAAAAAAAATACAGGCAAATATTGAAATAAAACAAGGACTTTTCTTCGCAAAAGGCTTTATAGCATACGAAAAAGAAAACAATTTTAAAATGATTTGTTATTCTTTTTTAGGCAAAGAAATTGAAATAGGATCTAACAAAGATTTTTTTTGGTTTTGGACAAGAAAAGAAAACATTTTGTATTATTGCAAACAAGGCAAAATTAACACGACAAGACTTAGAAAAATGTTTTATCCCGAAATTCTTAAGTCTTTTTTAGGAATAGATGAAAATTATATAATTATAAATAATGACTTGAAAAAAATTTCTATTTTACAAGATAAAAAAATAATTTCTCACAAATTGTATCAAAATGACAACTTGATATTGCAATGTGATGTTGTTGATTTTTATGGAAATTTACCAAGAAAGATTAAATTAAATTGGATAGAAGAAAATATAAAACAAGAATGGATCTTAAGTAATATAAAAATCAATAGTGATTTTAGTGATTGGGAATTTCCTGATTATAAAAACAAAATAAACTTAGAAAATTATTGAAATTTCTTTTTATTAATTATTGCTTGGATTCTTTTCTTTCTTTCTTCGTCTCTTTGTTCTTTTGTCATTCCTGTTGTTCTTGTTTGAATGTCGTTTAATGCCGCTTGTGCTTGGATGTTGGAAGGCCTATTTACAGCACGGGCTGATGCAGCTGGGCCAACTGTTCTTACTGAAGATCTTCTTTTATTTTTATTGCATCCACAACCCATTTTTTCCTCCTTATCCGTTAATTATTAGCCAATCATAAAAAGTGACTTCTGACTGAGTGCCAAGAGTTCCGCGAGCCGCACCACGCCATCCTAAATCTAAATTTGCTAATTCCGATGCCAATTCTCTTTGAATAATTTTTAAGGAATCGCGTATTATTTTCCCTAATCTATCTTTATTTACTTCTCCTCTGTATCCTATTTTTTGGCTTAGTCTCCGAGATAACTCATCAGTATCTGGTTTAGTACTTTGGCCTGTTTGTATCTGCTTGTATAGAGGAGAAATGTCTTCGGGTATTTCTATATTTCCCATGCTATCGTAATTCAAACCTAAAAATTCCGATACAATTTCAAATGCATTTGAATTAGATCTGTGTAATTTATTAAAAGAATTTTTTATTGCTTGATTTATTTTTTCAACTCTTTCTAATCGATCCATTTGAGCAACGGTCATTTGTGGAGCTTTTTCTTTGCTCGCTGCTAATTTTGTAGGATCCATTACTACTTCTTGATCGCCTGTTTGTCCTGTTGTTTTTTCTTTTGTCTTATATTCTTGATCACTAAGCAATCTGCTTTCTGTTGTCTTTATTATTTTTTTTATTATTTTTTTTATTTCTTGAGGACTCATTTCCTTTTCATTTAATAAATTTTCCAAACTCCATTCTTTTGCTCTTAATTCTTTATGTTCTTTTGCTTTTCTTTCAAGTGCAAAAGATGTAACTCTTCTTCTTTTTGCGCTATTAATGATTTTTTTTATCGCTTGGCCTGTGTACTGTTCATAAGGAATAATGTTACTAGCAAAAACCCCCTCCAGAGCACGATTAGCATCATTTTCAAATTTATCAAGGGTATATTGAGATAGAAGTTGTTCATAAGACTGTGGATAGTCATTTCCGGTCTCTTTAATTGCATTTGTTGCGGCTTTATTGAATCTATCTCCAAATGATGGTTTACTTAAGTCAAAAACATCTCCACCGCGTGGTCCGCCCTTTACCCCTGGAGGTCTTAAGTATTCAAGTTCCACAAGTAAATCAAAAATTCTTCTAAGATCGCTTTCATTAGATCCTTTTTCTTTAATATCTTTAATTTCTTCTATTCTTTTTTTTCTTTCGTACATCGATTTGTATCTTAATAACAACATTTTTTGTTTTGCGTCTGATAAGATTTCGTCTGGAGGCCTGCCTGAAGTGACTCTTCGTTTTTGTAAAGCTCTCCATTTTTTCATTGCCCTTTTCGCAGCTTTATTTTGTCTTTTTTCTTTTCTTTTCCAATCTAATTCTTGTGCTGCTTCAATTTCTTCCGGCGACCAGTCTGTTCTTTCTCTTTCTTTTGACGGTCCAGCGACAGAAACAGGCTCTGCATCTTCACTTCCTGATGCAAAAGGATCATCCAACTCCCCAGGATCAGAATCTGAAGGAAATCCCTGCCAAAATTCTCTCAAATTTTTATTTTTATTAAAAAGCCACGCAGAAAATTTCATAAAAATTACCAATATATAGTTTTGTACTTAGATATATATGATATTAAAATAAAAATTCATGTGTATATACTATATAAAAATGATTCCTATAGGAGATTAATAATGCAAACATTTTTAAATTGGATAAAAGAACAAAATTTAGAAGTACCTGTAGTTTCTGATACTACTCCATCTGAAAAAGTAGAGACAGAAGCTCAACCAACAACTGATGAAAATAGAAAAAGAACTGGATATAGTGCAAACTATCCCCCAGCTTATGTTTCTGGTCAATATCCTCACAAATATTTCAATCCATCTAAAGCCTCTGCTGATTTAGATAAAGAAAATATGAAAAAATAAGGATTTATTATGAAAACTAATTTCATTGAATATTATAATAAAAGACAAAATATAGATTCTTTATTTGAATCGGTAGTTTTAGAAGCTCAAAATAATCAAGAACTTTATAAGTTGCTTGACGAAGCGGGTTTTTGGAGCAATTTAGGATCGGCAGTTAAACAATTTGGTCAAAATGTTTGGAGTGGGGGCGGAATAAAAGGCGGCTGGACGCAAGCAAAAGACACGGTCACTGGTCCAAAGGCCAAATATGATTCTGCTGTCGCCTCTTTGCAGCAATTAGTTAAATCTTTACAGTCAGATGAAAGAACTAAAAACATGATGACATCTGACAATAGAACGGATGTTGGCACTTTTATTAATGGCGTGATAAAGCAATTACAACAACAAAAAGAAATGATTCCTGTGATGACTCCTCAAGCCACCACTGAGCCAACCCCACAACAACCAGGAAGAGCAGCCCCAGCCCCTCCTCCTAGTCCTTGAATATCTGAACGCTAATTAAATATTGAAAATCACACTAGTTACTAATATAATTAGTGTGATTTTTTATTTAAGGTGATCTATGCGAGGAATTGTTTTAGCTGGTGGTTTTGGCAAGAGATTAGCTCCTTTTACAAACGTGTCTAATAAGCATTTAGCTCCTATCTATGATGAGACCAATAATTTAGCCACTCCTATGATTTATTATCCGCTTAACACTCTAAAATCTGGAGGAGTTACGGATATTATGATTATTACTTCACAAGAACACTGTGGTGACATTGTCAGAGTTTTGGGAGATGGAAATGATATGGAATTGTCTCTCACATACAGAATTCAAAATATGAACAGACCGACAACGGGGATAGCACAGGCTCTTGCGTTATCTAAAGACTTTGCAGGAAACGAAAACATAGCCGTTATCCTCGGGGACAATTATTATGAAGATAATTTTTATGAAGAATTTATGAAGTTTGAAAATAAGACTTCTAAATTAAAAAATTTAAATGTTCCTGAAAAAGAAAAAACTAAAGCTAAAGTTTTCTTAAAAGAAGTTCATGATCCTGAAAGATTTGGAGTGGCTGATTTTGTAGAAATAAATGAAGAAGTAAAAGTAAATTCGATAGAAGAAAAGCCAGAAAATCCAAAAACAAATTGGGCCGTAACTGGTCTTTATCTTTATACTCCTGAAGTTTTTTATATTATTCCACAAATGAAGCCATCTAAAAGAAAAGAACTAGAAATTACTGATGTTAATAACTGGTTCGTGGACAATGAAAACATGAGTGCCGTTAAGCTGAAAGGATTTTGGCACGATGCAGGCACTCCGAATGGAGTAAGAGAAATTGAAAAGTTTTTAGCTAAAGAATCAATTTAAAATATGATTTTGTATCTTAATTTTTAGCTTATCTAGGTACAACTTGTTTTGCTCTTCTTTTTTTAAGTTCCAATAATCATAATTTTCTTCGAATATCATCAGATCATCAGGCTCTATAGGCCACCAACTTCCTAGTGCCAATTCTGTCGCCAATTGAGCAGAAGTCCAGCCGCAATATCCAACATACATCTCAAAAGGCTTGGTTTTGTTTTGTATTATTTTTTCTATGTTTTCCGGATGAATGCTAATATAGGTTTTATTAAATAATTCTTGTTCTGAATATTTTTTTATTTTATGAATAACAGCAACAGCACCGTATAATGGCCCGCCGATTTTTAGGTTTTTGTTGTTTTTTAATTTTAAATTTGGATTTACTTCTTCCCAAATGTCCATGATTTTTTCATTCATTTTTTTATTTAAAATGAGACCATGGTAATATCCCGATTCATTTCCTGTAATAAGCACAATGCTTTTATGGAAATAAGAATCTTTTATTTTTGGAGTAGCGAGTAATGCTTTTATATCAATCACGAATTATTGTAACCCCAGCAATCGGATCTTCTGTCAAAAGCTTTTTTTCTTCTTTTTTAGATTCTGATTTTGTTTTTCTTTTTCTTTTTGTCGTTTCTTCATTCAAGGCTTCAGGCTCATTTGAAACAACATGCTCTAATTTTCCTTCTGGTGTTATTTGATCTGGCTGATCTAAAAGTAATTTTTCTTCTGACATATTGGACTCCTCCTTTTTATTTGGACTTTCTATTGTTTCGATCAATACTGCTTCTTTTGGAATCATTTTGAGAAAAAAACTGTCGCCTTTCCAAGTTTGATTAGGTTCCACCCAAACTTTTCCATCTGAAGATTTTTTAGGCAATTGCAGGCTTGCGTTTGTTTTATTTTTGAATAGAAACAAACCTTCGCCACACAAGCTCGCAGAAATTTTTTGTCTTTGCAAGTTGTATCTTTCTCTTTTATTGGTATTGTTTTTTCTCATTTTTTTTCCTAAATTAGTTTACTTTCACTAATATATTGTAGTATTCTGGAGAAATTTATTAAATGTCAAAAATAAAGCCAAAAAAATGGACCGAGGTTTATCCGGTTGGAACAAAAGAAGGCGACGAAGAAGCTAGGTTTTTCAGATCTTTAGCAAGAAATCCAAAATACGATTGGAGAAGTGTCGCTGCTTTGTCAAAAGAATCTAATCTAAGCAAAAGCAGAGTAGAAGAAATAATTAATAAATATTATAAAATGGGAATAGTTTTTCAAAATCCCAAAAACGAAGATCATTGGGGATACTGGGAACGGCTACAACACCTTCTTCCTGATAAAAAGACTTCTGTTTGTCAAAATGATAAAGATGAAAGAATACAAAAATCACTCAATAAGTAAGGTTATTTAAAAACTATATCCCAGCTTTCAAAAGATGTGATAGTGTATTCATTTTCCGGGTCTATGTTGGTTCTAAAATTAACTCGTAATATTTTTTGAAAACCAAAAGCAGGATCTTCTTTAATTAATCTTTCAACTTGCCTTGTTTTTATTACCCATTTATTAGATTCCTTAACAAGACATGATTTGGCCTCTTCTGTCACATCGACAACAGAAGCGTTTTTTGGAGCTGGTCTTCCTTCGTCTCTTTGTTCTCCGAAATATCCAAGTTCTGCTTTTGTTATTTCTACATTAAAATCTGTGTCACTTTTGTACATGTACTCAGGAATAACAGAATAATAATTGTCATAACTATAATGATTAAATTCGTAATATTTTATTTCATTTCGTTTGCTATTAGCCTCGTGCAACCAAGCTTCTGCTCTCCACCTTGATCCTCCATGAAAGTCTCTAAAATTTTCATTATTCCTAATGTGGTCTGATCTAGCCCACCAAAAATTTCCCCACCACCATCCTCCGTAATTACCAACGCCAACAGTGTGGTAGTTGTCTAGCTTCTCTATGCAGGCTTTCCAATTATCTATCAAATAATATTCCATCATTTCTACCCAACAATCTACCCCTTTTAGTTTTAGCTCGTTTATTTCTTTTGTTTGAAAGTTTTTATATTTGTTAAAAACTCCTTTTGTATGAAAATATAAAATTTTATAATCGCCTGATTTTCCCAATTCGTCTACTTTAGATAAAGCCAATATAGCTTCTCCGTAATTTCTAGTTGTATAATCTAGTTTTATTTTAGGACAATCAACTAGTAAACTTTCTACTTTTGATTTTTGTTGGTTAGTTACATCTGTAACATATAAATAAATTTCACTGGCAGATTCGTACAGGCCTGATTTTATGAGTCTTTTTATCTGTCTTTGTAATTTTTCTTCCCAATCATTAATCATGTAGCAGTAGAAAACAACAACTATCATTAAATCTCCTTATATTTTTTCAAAATATCCACCAATATCGAACTTTGTATTCATATTTATAGATCCCGCTTCATTTCCTATAAATTTATTTGGATCGACAAGTCTGAAGTCTACTGAAACTCTTGTTTTTGAGCTTGTGTTTTTTACGTTTCCGTGATTAAGATTTGCTCCATTGAAAACTAATATTTCTCCATATTTTACTTCATATGGCCTGTAGTCTTTTTTGTCTTCTTCGCTTTCTGCCCAAACTGAATTTTCAGAATTAGTGTCTACAAAAGGCATCCAAAAATTAACTTCTGATACGCCGTGGTTATAGGTTTTATCTTTGTGCCACTCGCCAACAGCAACATTTCCATCTCCTAGTTGGACTCTAAATGTTGGAATTTTTTGGTATATTATTTCTTCATAATTAAAACACTTTTTTATAAAATTTAGTAATTTTAAGTATGTTGGCTTAAATTCGTTTTCAAATTTGGAATAGTACAGCTTGTGCCACGTCGTTTTTTGATCTTTTTCTCTTTCTAGTAATTCATACTTTTCTATAAGGTGCAAATCTTCTAGAATTTCAACATTGAGTATATTTTTTACTATTTCTTTAAAAGGAAATTCCTCAATATTGTAAAATATTTTATAAGGGGTATTAATGTACATTTTTATTTTCCTATTTTATTTATAAGTTTTTTTCTTTGTTTTTCTAATAAGGTTTTATTAAGATTATTTATTGTTTTATTTTTTAATTCGTATTTTTTATCTTTTTTTTTCTTAATAAAAGAAGTTACGCTCCAATAGCTTTCATTTTTCTTCAATACTTCGCAACATTCGATATTTTCTTGAATATATTTCAAGTCTTCTTCGCTGATGTAGTCAGAATAAAACTTGCCAGTTTTTGCGAATTCTTCGAGCATTTCAAGAGTTGTTGTTTTTTCTGGATCTCCCCATCCAAAAACTCTTTTTTCTGGCATTTTTGCTTCAACACTTGTATGTAAATCTTCAATAATATAAATGCCACCTGGATTTAATTTTCTAAATAGCTTTGCAAATGAAATTTGTTGATCTTTCATCTTGTGCGTTCCATCATCTAAAATAACATCGAAATTATCCTGCTCAGAACAAAATTTATCTATATCTTCTTCTTTTGATTGATTCATAACACAAATTTGCATTCTTTCTTTTTGTTCATTTGTTTTTTCTGGAACGCAAGCTACCACTTCTGCATTTTTAAAATAATCTCTAAACATTTCGGATGATCCCAAACATCCTCGACTAATTTCACAAAATCTCTTTGTGGACTCTCTTATTGGTTCGAATATTCTTTCGTAATGATTAGAAATATAATTATGATCACTTTCTTTATCTGTCGAATAAAAATCAGATATTTCTAGTAAAGATTTTTTATTTGGATCTATTTTTATATTAAATATTTTATAATATGCGGTATCTATTTTTCTATTTCTTACATGCCCATAAGAAAAAGCGTGAAATATGAAATTATTTTCATTAAATTCTCGCCAATTTAAACTTCTGTGAGATATGATTTTGATTTTATCTTGCAATTTTTTATTTTTATACAAATATGTGAAACAAGTTTGATCATGCCATAATCTTTGCTTAAAGAAACCAGCGGTAGGATCATCGTTGCCAAGACCTGGAACATCTGTTCCTTTGAGGTTTTCTCCGCAATCCCACCAATCTTTCATGAATTGAATCGACCAGTCTGAATTCTTAACTAAAATCACACCCGCATTCATAACAGAGTGGCTACTGTAATCTTCGGTAACTACTATATCGTATTTTTCATCTATGAATTCTTCTATTTTAATTTTATCATCTGAGACTATTGCGTCTATATCTAAAAACAAAATATAATCTGTTTCTTTTTTTTCTAAAATTTCTAATAAAATTTTCGGCTTTGCCCAAGTAAAAGCTCTGTCTTTTATTATTTCTCTTATTTTTTCGTCATTTTTTTCTACGTAGTAATCGTATCCATGTTTTTTACAATATTCTTTATTTATTTCCTCTGAAAATTTTCCATAAGAAACATTTTTTGTATAAAATTGTGCTATTGTTACTCTCATATATTATCTTTTTGTAAATTACTTCTTATTATAGGAATTGTTGAATGAAAAAAACTAGATCTAGATCAAAAAAAATTAAAAAAGATGAAAATACAATTTTTGTTCAAATTGCGTCTTATAGAGACAATCAACTTGTTCCAACTCTAAGAGATATGCTAGCTAATGCAAAATATCCCGAAAATCTTCGAATTTGCATATGCTGGCAACACGCAAAAGAAGACGAATGGGATACTCTAGATGAGTTCAAGAACGATCCAAGATTTCAAATAATTGATGTAAATTACAAGGAGAGCCAAG